AAGAGATGTGTACTTTAATTTGCCTCAAAATAAAAAGAAACTATTAACTGTTCCTTTCGGAGAAGATCATAATGATATAGTTGCTTCTTACATGCAAAGAGATGAAGGAATAGAAACTTATAAGCTTTTAAAGAAAAGTTTATAAAATAATATAAGCACAATAAAAGAGCACCTTAATAGGGTGCTTTTTTTTTATGTATATTTGCACTTTATTAACCCATTAAAACCTTTTTATAAAATGGTAAAATTTCTTAAAATTACGAATGCTCCTATCACTGGTCAGTTGATCAGCCTTGATGGAGTTAAAGCACTTGCTACAGCAACTGCTACAGCAACAACAGTTACAATCAAATATGTTGATGGTACAACTACTACAGTAACAACTGCAGCACAAGTTGCTCATGATGTTTACACAGCTATCTTAGATGCACAGGAAACAGCTTTAGCTACTTCTTGGCAAAAATCTTATTTCGAGATGAATCTACCGAAAGCTGTAACGAGTATTGTAAATGCTTAATTAGCTTAAGCATATTAGTAAGTAAAGAGAGGTCTACAAAAAAAGTAGGCCTCTTTTTTTTTTACTATCTTTGTGAAAACATTTAAAGTTTATGGCGGCATCAATAAATGAGGTACGGAATACTGTATTAGCAATAGCTAATAAAAATAACTACGGATATATATCTCCGCAAGATTTTAATCTTTATGCTAAGCAAGCTCAGATGGATATGTTTGAAGATTATTTCTATCAGTATAATAATTGGATAACTAAAGAAAATCAAAGAGTTTCAGGCACAGGATATGCTAATATTGTAAAGGGTATAGTAGAGGTTATAGATAGTTTTTCAGCTTCAGTATTTTTAGGGCAAACTAACGCTAACACTTTTGCATTGCCAAACGATTATTATTTAATAAATAAATTATTTTATTATTCTAAACCTTTATTTACGGGTACAAACACAGCTATAACAGTAGGGCAGCTTGACGATGCTGCAGCAGTAGGATGGACAACTATACCTGTCTCAGCTCCAACACCTCCTATTGGGAGTTTGGTAGTTAATACAACAACTTTAACACAAGCTTTTGTTACTGGAGTTGTAAATGCAAATGCTTTATCATTAAGTGATGATATATTTTTAGCGGTAGGAAATAGTTATGTTATATATTCAAATACAGATATTAAAGAAGTAGAAAGAGTAAATCAAAATAAAATATTTTTACTAACAAGTTCTATGCTAACAGCTCCATCAAAAACTTTTCCTGCTTATGTATTAGGTGGGGCGAGTTCTAATACCGCTATTGGAACTTTAGGAAATACAGTTACAATTTATCCTACAACTATACTTAATGCAGGAGATATACAGGCTCAATACATTAGATACCCAGTTGATCCTCAGTGGACCTGGCAATTTTTAGTAGGAGGAGAGCCTCAATTTAATCCAGGTGCTGCAGATTTTCAAGAGTTTGAGTTACCAGATTCTGATGAGCCAAGTTTAATTGCTAAAATTTGTCAATACGTAGGTATTGAAATTAGAGAAGATATGGTGTATAAATTTGGAGGAACTGAAGAAACTTTAGATAACCAAGAAACAGCTTAATTATGGCATATATTACAGATTATCAATATTACGAAAACGGTATAGTACCTCCAGGGTCGAGTCCTGAATCTGAAGCAAATTGGGGATCATACCAATATATTACTTTAGAAAATATAGTTAATAATTTTATGTTAATGTATCAAGGTAACCATGAGATTATTAACAACATAAATAGATATCAAGTTTTATTTCACGCAAAAAGAGGAGTTCAAGAATTGAATTATGATGCGATGAAAGAAGTAAAAATATTAGAATTAGAGGTTTGTGAAGAATTAAGATTTGTTCTTCCTCCCGATTATGTAAATTGGGTAAGAGTTTCTTTAATGGAAGGGGGAATGCTTTTCCCTATGACTGAAAATATTCAGACTAATTGGAGTGGAGCTTATTTGCAGGATAATGACTGTCGTATTTTATTTGATATAGACGGAAATGTATTGAAACCAGCTGATTCTTTCTTTGATATAAAAAGATTAAACGGAAGTCAAAAAAATATGTACATGGGTACAGGACCTTATAATGGTTCGTTGGGTTATAATATAGATGGCACTTGGTACTTTGATTATGCAGTTGGCGGTAGATTTGGGATGAATACAGAAACCGCAAATGCAAACCCTACTTTTAGTATAAATAAAAAAGCGGGTGTAATTAATTTTAATTCAGGAATGATGGGTAAATTTGTAGTTTTAGAATACGTATCGGATGGATTAGAAAAAGGAGATGATTCTTCAGTTAGTGTTAATAAATTATTTGAAGAATTTATATATGCGTACATAAGATACTCTATTGTAAATAGTAAATTTGGAGTTCAAGAATATGTGGTTAATAGAGCAAGAAAAGATAAATCTTCTTTATTAAGAAACGCTAAATTAAGATTAAGTAATATACACCCTGGAAGGCTTTTACAAAACTTAAGAGGTCAGAATAAATGGATAAAGTAGAATGGCAGATATTAGATCAAATTTTATAGCAGGTAAAATGAATAAAAGCGTTGATGAACGCTTAGTTCCACGTGGAGAATATGTAGATGCATTAAATGTTAGATTAGGTTCTACTGAGTCTACTGAAGTAGGTGCTGTAGAAAATTCAAAAGGTAATACTCAATTAACTTTTTTAGCTTACGACAGTAATCCTTTAACCCCTGCATCTACTTCTTGCATAGGAGTTTATGAAGACGGAATGGAAGAAACTCTATATTGGTTTGTTCATGACTCTGCTAACGCTGCATCTCCTACAGGTAAGTGTGATATGATAGTTTCATTTAACACTAATAGTAATGTAGTTACTTATCATGTGGTTTCAGTGTGGGACGGGCAGCCTGGTAATGTTAACACAACTTTAAATTTTGATCCTAAATTCTTAGTCACTGGAGTAAGTAAAATTGAAAATCAATTATTTTTTACGGACGATAAAAACCCTCCAAGATATATAAATGTAAAAAGAAATTATGATGATCCAGCAGCTACAAATGTTCCTGCAGGTTCTGACGGTATACGTGAAGAAGATATAGGTGTGATAGTAAAACCTCCAGGGTTTGAGAGCTCTACTCTTACATACACTCCTTTACCTGTTCCTGAAGTAACATTAGAAGATTTTCCAGGTGATGAAAATTATATGGAAACAAGATTTTTATGTTTTGCTTATAGATATAGATATCAAGATGGCGGGTATAGTGCTACGTCTTTATTTAGTATGCCAGCTTTTCAGCCTGGATCTTTTAGATTTAATTTAGATACCTATAACAATGCAGGTATGTTAAATCGCTTTAATGGTGCTACTATTGGTTTCTCTACAGGATCTAAAAGAGTTATTCAAGTAGACTTGCTTTATAAAGAAAGTGGTAATAATGTTATTTATGTAATAGAAAGATATAATAAAAAAGATTTAGGGTGGGCTGATGAAATACAACAAAGTTTAACTTTTAGTAATAGTAAAATATTTACAACCTTAGGTTCAGATGAATTATTAAGACAATATGATAATGTACCCAGAATTGCTAAAGCTCAAACCATTCAAGGTAACAGATTAATATATGGGAATTATGTAGACGGTTACGATGTTGTTAATGAAAACGGGCAAAAAATACCTATAAATTATACTACTAAACATATAGTAGAAGAAATAGGGGGTGTAGGGTTAGATGCTCCAATAGCAAGTAATGGTGTTAATTATACAATAGGACAGGCAGCCGCAGGTGGTCCCGCTTCTGTTGCTGTTACTGATTCACAAATGACTTTTGATTTATCAGCATTAACATTGCCAATCATCGCAGGATTAACATTGACTTTTGATCTAAATATGCAGTCTGCTCCCTCCGCTCAAGTTAGTGGTGGTAATCCACAGGCTATTGGTCCTGATTCAAAACCTGCTTTTCAACAGCCAAGTCCTTTTAGTATAAGCTGGACTTTTACCTGTCCAATACCTTATGCTTCTGTAAGTGATCTGGTTAACTCTGTTGAGTTTCAGACACCTATAGGTAGTACAGCTATAGGCAACTTTCAACCGTTACTTCCTAATGACCTTTCAGGTCAAGGGGGTACGGTAACTGATAAGTTTAATAATTATGTTAATCCTCCAGCAGGATCTGCTATGGAGATTATAAATAGTTCTATAACCACAGCGTGTTCTACAGCGGGTCCAGCGTCAACTGCAGTGTGTACTCAACAAGGTTTTAATTACACAGCTACACCAACTGGTTTTACTCTTCAGTGTCCTGCGGTAAGGTTTTATTCTGAAGACGCTCCTCTTGCTGGAGATGTTAGTCAGCAGTTTGAGTTTTTTAGTTTTATAGATTTTAGTAGTACTACTGGATATCTTTTAACTGCTGATACTTATAGTTTGCATAGTAATAGAGATTATGAAACAGGTATTGTTTACATGGATGATTATGGTAGAGCCTCTACAGTATTGGTTGCTAATGATAACACTATTTATGTACCTCCAATTCACTCAAGAGATAAAAATACATGTAAGGTAACATTATTTAATTTACCTCCTTACTGGGCTTCTAAATATAAATTTGTAATGAAGCCAAGTGAAGGTACTTATTTTACTGTTTTTTCAAGTTTATACTATGCGGACTGTCAAGATGCTTCTGTCTTTTGGTTTAAGTTAGAAGGAGATAATACTAATATTGTTACTCAAGGAATGAATCTTGTCGTTAAGGCAGATACTATAGGCCCTTTAAACACCAATGTAGTTTGTAAAGTTTTAGAAATAAGAGCGTTTAGTAGTGATTCATCTGACTTCGCTCCTTGTAGTGGTTCATCTGCATTAAATCCAGCGGGATTATATATGTGTATAAAGCCAGGGGGTTTTAGCACTGAGCTTGCAGATGATGCTACTATTGCGATTGGAAATAGAACAGGTAAATCTTCAAGTACAAGTTGTACTCTTTCACTTAACTATTCTTTAAACTTCCCTTCAGGATCAGTTCTTGCAGGACAGCCTTATGATTTACCAGCAGGATCAAGTATTAGAGTCAAAATTAATAACTGGAGGGGAAGCAAAGGTAGTAATTGTACATCAAAGCATTATAAGTTTGATGAAGACTTTAAAGCCACTCAAGATTACCCTGATTTTCTATTATGGTGGTATGGAGATGGGGCTGATTTTACAACTGGAAGTAGTAATGGTGTGGGCTGTCAACAATATAAAAACTCAGGGGTTCCTTTTACTAATGCAAATGGAACTCCTACAGTTCCATCAAGTCATTGTTTTACAACACAGTTATTTGTTTATACTTCAGGTCCTGGCTTACAGTTTAGAAATAGATGTGGTATTCCAAGATGTTCAAGTTTTTGGGGAGATCAAAGACCAGGGAATGTTGGTACTTTAATAGAAGTTTTAAGAGGAGGGCAATTAATTATATGGGAAACGGAGCCAGCGGAAGTAGATCCTAATTTATTTTTTGATGCTTCACGAATGATGGATATATACGTAGACCCTGCAGATGGATTAAGATACCATCAGGCTCCAGGAGGTCCAGACGATAAAGACCAAGATGCGAGTACTAATTTAGAAGTAACATTGCCTTTTGCAAATTGTTATACATTTGGAAACGGGGTAGAAAGTTTTAGAATTACAGACTCTCCAGGTACTAAGTCTTTTAATATGGGACAAAGAGTATTGGCTGTTTCTAATCAAGATTTTAAAGAAGCAAATAGATTTGCAGGTATGACTTATAGTGGGGTGTATAGTGGAGCTGCTAACTCTAATAATCTTAATGAATTTAATTTAGGATTAGTAAACTATAAAGATTGCGAGACTTCTTTTGGTCCTATACAGCTTATGTACTCCAGAGAAACAGACATTCTTACCTTGCAAGAAGACAGGATATCTTATGTATTAGCAAAGAAGAATGTTATATCTGATTCTACAGGAGGTGGAGCAATAGCTTCTGTGCCTCAAGTTTTAGGAACTCAGATAGCAAGAATAGAGGAGTATGGTATTAGCTTTAATCCAGAAAGTTTTGCAGCTTGGGGTTCTGATATGTTTTTTACAGACACTAAAAGAGGGGCTGTTGTAAACTTAAGGGGGACAGCATCTAATACTGATCAAATACAAATAATATCTCAATATGGAATGAGGTCTTGGTTTAGAGATCGATTTTCAGAACAACTTATAACACAAAAATTAGGAGGTTTTGACCCTTATATGAATGAATATGTTTTAAGTACTAATTTAAAAACTGTTCCATTCCCAGAAGTAGGAACTCCTTGTGGAACAACATTATCACAAAACAATGCAATTAATGTATTAAATTATACGGTAAATGTAGGAGATGCTGTAGGAAGTATAAATATACCTTACACTATAAGTTCAGGTTCAATAACTGTAGACGCTACTTGGAATGGAGTATTAGTTACTTCAGGAGTTGTATCAGCGAGTGGGTCTATAACTGTTAATAAAACTTCAAATACTCCAAATGATATTGAGATGGTAATTACTCCAGTAACAGCAAATGGAGCTTCGGCTACTTATGAAATTGTTGTAGACTGCCCTCCAACAACAGCATTAACATTAATTAGGATTGTATTAAGTTCTCCAAGTACAGATGGACAGTTTATTCATTATGATTATAACTGGACAGATGGAGGTACTATTTCGCCATCAGTAAATGATTTAGCTTCTTTAGGATTAATAACTCCTACTGAATATATATCTCAAACTGGAAACAGATCTATAGGGGTGTTCCCTTATATAGGTGCTGATATTACAATGAGAGCTTTAAAGCAAGGGTTTGATGATTTTGTTTTTGATAGTTCTCAAGATAAGTTTAGATATTTATCCAGCACTGTATTGTATGCAAATACTAATACTGATATGCAATTATTATTAGCTGATGTAAACTTAATAAACATAACTCCTATATCAGGAGCTGCAGGATCGGAGCAAGCTACTATTACTACAACTTCAGCAAACTTCCCATTAACTAATCAATATTTATATTTAGTTTGGGATTTAAGAGAGACTACGCAAAGTACATTATGCTTCTCTCCTATAGCGAGTGGTAGTGCTGCTGACGCTTGTTGTGGATGTGCTCCTTCGTGTGGAATAACATACTTCGGGCCTGTGCAATCAACACAAGCTTTTGCTTGCCAAACAAACACTAACACTGCTGGTAATCAGCAAGGTTCTTTTAACGGAACAGGATCTATTCCTCAAATTGGTGAGATTTGTTTTGCAAACTTAACTTGTGATCCAGCATCATTTATACAATCAGGATTCTATGTTGTAGATCCAGCTCAACCTTCTGGAGCTTCTCCTAAAAATTGGATTCAAATAGGGGCAAACGGAGCAGTAATAGCAGCAGGATCATGTTAAAAAATTAAATTATATGGCAACTTTAGGAAATTATTATTATGACGGAACCAGCTTTGCTTTAGCAACAGGCTTGTTTACAAATTCATCGTTAACTACTGTAGCTCCTGACGGATGGTATAGTCAAGGAGGTATTTATAGAAAAATGACAACAGGGGTATTGGGAGCTACTAATACGTGTACTTCTTGTATAACTTCTTGTGGGTCAACACCAGTGTCTCAAACTATATTTGCTAAAAATCTTCTTACAGTAGATGTAGGGGCAAGTGTAGGTGCGGTAATAGTAGAGTTTACAGTTGGATTAGGTAATAATGCAAGGGCAACTTGGACTCATAATGGAATTACAGCAAGCGAGTATTCTTCTCCTAACACTCCACTTGGAGGTTATCTGCAGGGGTTAATTGGTGATGAGAGTTGTTGTGGGGTTGATAACGCTTCAGGAAGCAGTGGTGTTAGTTACACAGGTGCAGAGCAGTCTTTTAGTGCAGGTACTTGGATTCCTAATGGAAATATAAGTTCATGGGGGCCATATTTAGATCAGACTTTAGGGGGTGTAGATTTAGAAACTACTGGTATTGGATGGGGAACAACTATAATGGTAGTTCCTAAAACTTCTGCAGTTTTGAATACTATAGATTTTGTAATAGACTCGCCTAATGCGGGAACTTTTACTTGGTCTATGAAAGTTTTATGTCCTGCATCTTTACCTTCATTTCAAGGAACTCTTGCTTCTCAAGTAGATTGTCCAACAGCATGTTTAATAATAACTACTCCAGATCTTTTTTATCATGCACCTGTATCAGGAACCCCTGCCTTACCAGCAGTAAATGATTGGGTTTTTAGTGATGATAGTGGAGCTACAGCTATAGCTGATGGTTACTATAGTGTATTTTTTGGAGGAGTATTTTCTTGCATGGAAACTGCAAATGGAGTAATAATTAATATAACACCTTGTTAATATGCCTTTAGGACCAGCAACATTATCTTACAGTGAAAGCGTAAAAGGATGGCCTTCATTTTATTCTTTTCAACCTGACTTTATGGTAGGAATGAATAGTTTCTTTTACACCTTTGATGGAGGTAATTTATATAGACACAATACCAATGAGGTAAGAAACAATTATTACAACACTCAGTTTAGTTCTACAATAACATCAGTTTTTAATACTGAGCCTCAGACTATTAAGTTATTTAAAACCATGTCTTATGAAAGTGATGACAGGTGGAGGTGTACTGAATTATTTACAGAACTCGGAACGGGTTCTATGTTAGCTACAGAGTTTGTGCAAAAAGAAAGAGAATGGTTTACTTTTTTAAGAGAAAATCAAAATACTATAAATTGGTCTGCTCGATCTACTAATGGTATAGGAACTCTTCCTTTGGCAGGTGGTGTGGGTGGAGCTTCTCCAGCTGTTACCCTTACTTTTACTTTTGATATAGGTAGTATTATTTCTATTGGTGATTTTGTTTATGCAGCAGCACCAGGTATTTTTCCAGCTCCAGCAGGGCCAGAAGTTTATGCGGGTCAAGTTGTAGCGATAGACAGAGATATTAATGAAATAACTATTAATGATACTGCTGTGGCTGTTGATGGGGTAACTACAGGAACAATCCCTGCAAATGGTGACTTTATTATGTTTATGAAAAATGCTGTAGCAGAGTCACATGGTGCTCGTGGTTACTTCATGCAATATACGCTTCTAAACACTAATACTGATGCAGTTGAATTATTTTCTGTAGGTAGTAGTGTAATGAAAAGTTTTCCATAGAATTTACTATCTTTGCGATAATGAAATTAAATATATTACCATTAACAGCAAAGGATTACGATAACATTCTATGTGATTGGTGGAGAGACTGGAGATGGACCCCGCCTTCTAAAGATTTTTTACCAGATAACGGTAAAGGTGGTTTTATTGTTTATGAAGAAGATACACCTATATGTGCTGGTTTTATGTACTTAACTAATTCAAAAGCAGCATGGTGTGATTGGATAATATCTAATAGACATTATAAAGATAGGCAAAACAGAAGAAACGCTTTAGAACTTTTAATTAAAACAATTAGTTTGGAAGCAGAGAAAAAAGGAAACAAATATGTTTATGCATTAATAAAAAATAAACCGTTGATAGAAGTTTATAAAAACAATAATTTTGAGGAAGGCAGTAC